TGCGTAATCTTACGCCATGGAACGAGCTTTATTTTCGCCTTTCATCGTCAGACTTTAAAGACGATAGATGGTCGGCAAAGAATTTTGGGCGCCAGAAAATATCTGACGTGAGGAAGGCTTTGTTGTATTTAGACAAGCATGACATTGCTAAATACAACACAGACAGTATTGCCATTGCCAAACTTGGCACAATGGTTGCTGGCATGATGGCTGGCAGGAAGAGCAAGGTGAAGCCAGAAGATTTCCTGCCATTTGACACAAAGAGCATTAAGAAAGAGGGCGGCGTTACTGACGCAAGTCTGATTGTTCTTCAAAGATTAATGAAGACCAGGATGATTGATGGAAGAGTGATCGCTTTAATGGCCGATGAAATCAAAGCGTTTGCTGGGCGTAATAATGGTGAATGATTATAGAATGAAAGGAAAAGTATCTGGATAAGCAAAATGGCTCAAGACGCCGAACTTAAACTTAAGGTAAGTCTTGACCTAGGATTTTTTAGGCAGCAATTAGTAGGACTTGGGCAAGCAGCGGCGGGTTATAACATTCCCGTGCAAGTTAAGTTTGATCGACGTTCTGTTCAAAATGAACTTAATACGTTAGGGACAAATATTAGGCGACGAAATTATGTTTTAGAAGTAAAAACTAATTTAAGCAAAGAAATTGATAACGCCAAGAAACTGGCGGACGCCCTTCGGGCGCTGGAAAGCGGTAAATCCACTGGAGGCACAGTTAAATCTGGCGGTACTTTTCGGCAACAACTTGAGAAAATAGATACTGCCACAATTAGAAATATTTATGCAGCGGCAGCGAAAGAGGGAATATTAGCGTTTAACGAAGAAACCAACAAGAGTAAATCAGCTTTAATTACAGCCTTAAACAAAGCAGCACAAGATGCTAGTCAAGGATTTCTTGATGCTTTTTCCGCTCAAAATTCTGCCGTTCATAAAGCAGCGGGCGATTATGGAGATGCATTATTAAATGGATTAAGAAAAAAATTGCGTAGTCAATCTCCTTCACGGGAGATGTTTGATATTGGCGAAGACGCAGGAAAAGGCTTTGAACTTGGCCTTTTAAAGTCAATGGAGCTAGCGGAACAATCCGCTACGCGCAAAATGCGCCGCATGTTAGATCGCCTTGCGCGTGTGGCTTTGATGGCTAGCGGCATGAGCGCCGCTGAAATCAATAGACAAGCTGGTCAATTTCAAGCAGGTCCAACCATTAATGCCCCTTCATGGGCTTCTACTGTTCCTCCCTCGCGAGGTGGAGGAGGAGGTGGTCGCCTGCTGCCTCCAGGGCCTACTTTTGCGGCCCTTGGCGGTACAGCTTTTGGTGCTCAAAAATATTTACCCACTGATTTAAGTGCTGAATTAAAGCAAATTTTACGTGGCGCAGCATTTGCTTTTGTAGATGCCATTCGCAGTGAAGCCAGGAAAACCAGTGTATTAAATCTTGGTCCTCAACAAAGAATGTTGGGCGGAACAAGAATTGCTGGTCTTCTTGAGGCGGGATCGCTAGGGAGATACTCAACTGGAAGAATCGGAGGGGAAACTCGCGAACAAATGTTTGCCCGTCGTACTCAGGAAGCATACACTCGTTCTGGACTGAGAAGCTTAGACATTATGGGGGGAGGCGAAGGTAGGCCCCCTTCGCCCTATAGCTATGCCTACAGAGGCGCTCGTCCACTTACGTCCATTGTTCCTTATCAGTCTCCAGGCGCACTTGTCGCAATGGGCGGGGGTGGCGGTGGCGGACAGCCGCCACAAGGCCCCACTGGTGGCGGTGGAGGTGGAGGTTTTGGTCAATTTGGTCGTGCAATGGGGCAAATCAATCTTCCTGGCGCAGGGACCATTCGCGAACTTGGCGCTGAATTCTCTTTCGCTGCTAAGCAGGTGCTTTTATTTGGCACTGCTTATAAAGCATTGGCGTTTATTCAGGCATTCCCTAGTCAAGTGGGACAAGCCGTTGGCCAGTTGCAAAGTTTTAGGAATACATTAAATACAATCTCCCCGTCCGCACAAGAAGCAGCAGCTTCAAATAAATTAATTCTTGATTTGGTTGACAAATATAATGTTCCCCTCCAATCGGCAAGGGATGGTTTTACAAAACTTTATGCTTCGATGGCGCCCGCTGGTTTTAGCGGCAACGAAATTAGAGATTTGTTTACTGGCATTAGTAAAGCTGCTGCGACTTTTGGCATGAGCGCGGATAAAGTGGATCGCGTTAATTATGCCTTTGCTCAGATGGCAAGCAAGGGTCAAGTGATGAGCGAAGAGCTTAAAGGTCAATTGGGAGATGTGCTGCCAGGCGCTATGGCAATTTTTGCTGAAGCGGCGGGATTTGAGGGACCAGATGCTATTCAAAAATTTAGCAAAGCTTTAGAAGATGGTGCTTATAAGGGCAAAGCGATGCGCGTTTTATTAAAAAACGTTGGCATTGAAATGAATAAGGAATTTGGACCAGGAGCGGAAGGAGCCGCAAAAACTTTCCAGGGTTTAATGAACCGAATGGCAAATTCAACACAAATGCTTTACGAAAGCTTTGAGCCAGTTGCCGTGGGGTTTTTGAATTCTGTTGTTGTTCCATTGACTTCTGGAATCAAACAAATTAGCGATGGTTTTAATGCGTTTTTTACTGGAACAAAAGCCCAGACTGCGGGTGGATTTGCATTTGCAAAGGCATTAGAGGATTTGCGGCCTGCCTTTGATGGTATTCGCAATAATTTGTCGAGCCTTGTTCCGCAACTAACTCAGTTTGGACAGATTGCATTAAATATCGCCAAAATTTTACTACAAATTGCTGGCAATCCAATTGTCGGTTATTTAGGAAAATTATATTTAGTGGCTTTGCCATTGAATATGTTATTTAATGGTCTATCTGGGATTATTGGCAGAGTCGTAATGGCAATGACCACTTTAAACGTGGGCCTTCTTGCTGGCACTCAAAGGTTTACGACGTATCGGATTGCCATGCAAGCATTTGGTGTGTCTGCAGCGCAAGTTAGCACTACGTTAAGAACTTGGGCGCCAGCATTAAACGCCGCAACAATTGGACTAAGGGCTATCGCTGCTCCAGCAATATTGTTTGGTGTTTCGCTTTTGATAGAGAGATTCATGATGCTTCAAGGAGCAATTAATGGAGTGGCTCAATCAACGCAAAGCATGCTGGGTAATATTTCTAGCTTGGCAAATTCTGGAGCCGTTAAAGATTTGAAGAATGTAGGCAAAGACATTCAAAATCAAATTAGCAGCTTTGAAAGCCTACGTCCTTTCCTCGGTAGTGGCGCCGCTGGATTGCCGCAACAAAAATTAACAAAACAAGGAGCGGCCAAAATGAGAGAGCTGGGGCTCGGCTCTTTTGTTAGCACAGACGTACTTGGCGGTTTTTACGTTAATGATTTTATTAATGCCTCTAGGATTGTTGAAGAACGGCTTCGTGGACTGCGTAAGACGGCTGAAAGTGTTCGTGAAAAACTTCCCTTAGCAACGCGAATTCAGGAGGATATTAGTCAACAAGTAACCCCTAAGCCAACAGCAATACCAGAAGAGGAAGACGATGGAACGGGCACCAAAAAATTAAGCGATTATTTATCGCAACGGTCCCAACTTTTGGAAAAGCTTGGTCAAATTGAAACCAACAGGATCAATCTTCTTGCCAATACCTCGCAAGAGGAGCGTGAGATATTACAGGCGCAACAAACATTTATCAACGAGAATCAAGTTAATGAGCGCAAATATTTAGAAGAACAAGCCAAGGCAAAAGATTATTCTGCCGCAACACGAGGAGCATATCTCGCGGAATTAAAGGCAAGTTATCTTGCAGAGAAAAAGCTGATTGAACAACGCCGAGAATTGGCAATCAGGGGACCAATTATCAGGATGCAGGAGGAGTTAATCAACCAAAATTATGATCTTACGGCATCTTTAAACGCTTTAGAGCAAGGTCGAACTGAGCTTTCGGCTGTAGAAAAGGCCGCTTTAGAACTTGCCAAAAGAGCAAGTGAATTAAGCAAGCAGGGATTGACTATAACTGAAGAGGAAATTCAACTCACCTTAAATCTTGCTAAGGCGCAAGATATTTTGGCAAGCAAATATAAAACTAGACTGAGGCTTAAGAGTTTAAAAGACGAAATTGCATTATTGCGAGCGATTAACGATGAGGAGCGCAAACGTTTACAAATTCAACAGGAAAATCCGCAGGCGACAGAAGAGCAAAAAAATCAAATTTTTGATCTTGAAAAGATTCGCGACAATCTCAAACAAGCGAGGGAGCTAATTGATAATTTTGTTGATTCCACTTCATCGGACTATAAGGGCTTCTTAAAAGCAGTAATTAGCGGCGAAGACGCTGTTGATGCATTAGAAAAATTCCAAGAAGGTTTAAAAGATAGAGTTTTGACTATTTTCTTGGATTTTGCAATGAAGCCAGTAGAAGATTTCTTTAAGGACGTTGTTGGTGGCAAAATAATTGAAAAATTATTCCCTCGATCTGAAGCCGAAAAACAACCGCAAAAAGTGCAAACGCCAGTTGAACAAAAGCTAGA